AGAAGCCAACGCAATAGCATGGGCGCAAGGTGCGCTAGACAAAGATAGTATCGAAGCAAACATCAAAGTCGATGTAGACAATCAAAAGGCCCCAACCACTGCCTCTGGTCAGCCGTGGGCAGCTTAACTTAGAAAGGAAATCAACATGGTTGAAGATAAAAAGACCATCACGATTGACGAAATAAAATACACTGAAGATCAACTGACAGACGAGTCAAAGATGTGCATAAATCACATTCAGAGCCTAGACCAAAAAATAGGCTCTGCGCAATTTAATTTAGACCAGCTTCGCGTCGGGCGAAATGGATTTATGTCAATGCTCAAAGACAGTCTTAAAGCAAGCGAAGTCGAAGGATAACAACTGATGCCGCTAGTTCCACTCAGCATTCCAAAAGGCGCATATCGCAACGGAACTGATTTGCAGTCAGCAGGTCGCTGGCGAGATGTTGACCTGGTGCGCTGGCATGAGGATAGTTTACGCCCCGTGGGTGGCTGGCGGCAGCGCCAAAGCGTCAACATAAATGGCGTGGCTCGCTCAATGCTTGCGTGGGAGGACAACAGTGGAAATCGTTATCTTGCGGCTGGAACACATGCAAAATTGCACACAATCTCAAGTGCAGGCGTTGTAAGCGACAACACTCCAAATACGTTCACAATTGGTCGCGTGGACGCCAATATGAAAACGGCCTACGGCGCAGCCCTCTTTGGGAAAGAAACTTATGGTACGCCGCGCCAAGATCAGGCCAACAACCTGACGGCAACCACTTGGAGCCTTGATAGTTTTGGCCAATATTTGCTTGCTATGTCCAGCGATGACGGCAAGCTTTACGAGTGGCAATTGAGCGCAAGCGCTGACGCAGCATTGCTTTCAAACGCGCCAACAAGCTGCACTGGCTTCATGGTGACTGAGGAAAGATTTGTGGTTTGCTTTGGCGCAGGCGGCGATCCGCGCAAGGTGCAATGGTCTGATCAAGAAAACAACAACCTTTGGACAGCGGCGGTAACAAATCAGGCTGGCGATTTACGCATTCAAACAAACGGCACNATTNTAAAAGGGCTACGCACTAGAGGCCAATCGCTGATCCTTACGACTGAGGACGCCCACGCGATGACATTCCAAGGTTTGCCATTTGTGTTTGGAATTGAGCGCGTCGGCACATCATGCGGCCTCATTGCAGCTAATGCAGCGGTCAGCGTAGATGCTGGCGTATTTTGGATGGGTCAGCGCAGCTTTCACGTTTATGCGGGCGGCGCTGTGCAGACGTTGCCTTGCGAAGTTGGCGATTATGTTTTCAGCGACATGAACGCAGATCAGAGAAGCAAAGTCAGCGCCGTCGTCAACAGCGAGTGGAATGAAATCTGGTGGTTTTACCCATCCAACAATTCAACAGAATGCGACAGATATGTAGCTTACGATTACGCCGAAAACGTATGGCTAACGGGTAATCTTGCTCGCACGGCTGGCGTTGATCGGGGCGTGTTTCGCCAGCCAATGTATATCGGCNCAACTGGCATTTTATATGAGCATGAGACAGGCACAAACTACGATACGTCAACGCCGTTTGCTGAAACTGGCCCAATCAGTATTGGAAACGGCGACAACGTGATGCAAATCGTTGAAATGATACCGGACGAAAAAACTCAAGGCGACGTGACAGCAAAGTTCAAGACACGCTTTTACCCCAACGCCACCGAAACAACGCATGGCCCTTTTAACCTGGCAAACCCGACGTCTGTGCGCTTTCAAGGCCGTCAAGTTCGTATGCGCGTTGAAGGTTCATCGGCAGATTGGCGCGTCGGGGTTATGCGCCTTGACGCAAGAGCTGGCGGGCGGCGATGAGAGTATTACCGCCAATCACGCCAGATCTTTCGCTGTGGGCTGAAAACTTGCGACGCTTTCTTGGGCGCGCGTTAAACCAGCTCGACGCCAAGCAACCGGGTGCCAGCGCCGCCGAGGACGGCGTGCTACTTTATGATAAAGAATTTGGCTACCCGATCGTAAGCAAGGCAAACAGCTTTAAAGCGCTTGTCGTGCGTGAGACAGCTCCAGCGTCCAGCGTCGGCTCGGCTGGCGATCTGACAGGCATGATAGCATGGGATACGTCCTACATTTACGTTTGTGTTGGCGCGCATGATGGATCTGCTCACATCTGGAAGCGCGTTTCTATGACGGGTGGCTCTTGGTGATGGAGCAGCTTGAAAGATGCAGAAAGTGGATTGAAGCGGCGCTGGAATACTCTGGCAAGACGCACAATTTTGAGGACATAGTTGACGGCTGCAAGAGCGGTAAAATGCAGCTTTGGCCAGCGCCAAAAGGGTGCTTAATAACTGAAATCATAAGCTACCCTCGCCGCAAAGTTTTGAACATATTTCTCGGCGGCGGCGAACTCCCGCAACTTTTGGAAATGAACAAAGACGTGCTAACATGGGCGAAGGCACAAGGCTGCACAGCGCTAACAATGCACGGGCGGCAGGGCTGGGCAAAGCCGCTGAAACAATTCGGTGCAAAGATGTTGTATGTAAGCTACATGAAGGAATTATCATAATGTCAGTCGGTGGATCAACCTCAACGACAACAGAACTCCCCAAATGGGTTGAGGACGAAGCAAAAGCCAACCTAGCGCGAGGCAACCAGATCAGCACGCTCGGATTTCAGCCAAATTATGCCGACAGGTTTGCAGCTTTCAGCCCCATGCAAAACGATGCTTTTGCGAACACCAACGCGGCAGCTAATGCCTTTGGCATGCAAAGCAGTCTTGGCAATGGCATGCCTGCGCCAACGACGTTTTCAGACGGCTCGCAAGGTTACTCAAGTATACCGCTTTTCGACAGCGCAGTTGCAGATTTTAGAGCAGCTCGCCCCGGGCAAGCAGCGGCTTATGATGCCATGTTTATTGATCCTTATACTGGCGCGGCATCCACGTTTAATCCAGTTGATAATTCTGGCGTAGCGTCAGACACCGACACAACAGCAGCCATTCAAGAGGTTGCCGCAACCCTAGCAAATAATTCAAACGATCAAAGTCAGTCAGTATTTGATAAGTTTGGATTGGGTGGCAACACTACGACAGACGACACTACGACGACGACAGACGACACTACGACAGACGACACTACGACAGACGACACGACAACAGACGACACGACAACAGACAACACGACAACAGGCAACACGACAACAGACAACACGACAACAGGCAACACGACAGTTGTCGTTGATCCAGTTGATGAGTTTTTAAACGAACAAATTTTTCAAGAGCAGATGAATCTTCTTAATGACCCTGCCTACGCCGCAGAAGTCGCAGCGCAAGACCCGTTTGCAAGCATACATTCCGCGTATGACCTTGGCAGTCGGCCCCAAGATTACGCTGATAATGAATTTGCTGTAAACCAACTAAATCTTCTTAATGACCCTGCCTACGCCGCAGAAGTCGCAGCGCAAGACCCGTTTGCAAGCTCAAATTCAGCTTATGATCTAGGCAATAGAGTTGTAAATCCACTTGGCCACCAAATAGCCAACAATATCTTCACGCTTGGTGGCTTGCTTGGTGGCGGTACGCAAGCCCCACTACCAACGTCTAACGGGACTGACCGCGCAGAGCAAAACATTAAAAGGCTGCAAAGCCAGTTTGGCAACCAAGAGCTAATTGACAGCGGCGTAGTTAATAATATCGGCACTCAGGCGGCAAACCAATTTTTCAACACCCACGGCGATTTGACAACGACGCAAGTAGAAGAAGCAGCAACGATTAGCCAAGTTGCACTTCCAAGCGACGGCAAAGCAATCAGAAAAGCCCTAGAAAACGCCAAAGCTGATGGCAGCTTGGGCAAATATGCTGACTCATTTAAATCTAAAGTCACAAGCACAAGCGGATTCCAAGAAAAAACAGGCATATCTCCGGGGCTTTTGGCTGATATGCAAAAAATTGTAAAAGTAAAAGGAGCCGCATAATGTCAGGCGCAGGCAATCCAGTAAACGCAGCCATGCCAATGCAGCAAGGCGGAACAACTCAAGCACAACCTTTTAACGTAAACACGGCGGCGGCAAATTCTTTACAAAACGCTATAGGCGGCACGCAAGCAGCTATGAACGCTCCGCTTCAAGTCGGCGCATATATGAACCCGTACACAACAAGCGTCATAGATCGAACGGGCGCTGACATTGAGCGGCAGCGCCAAATGGCAAGCAACAATCTTGCAGCACAGGCCAACACAGCCAACGCATTCGGCGGCTCGCGGCACGGCGTAGCGCAGGGCGTCATGGCTGGCGAATATGGCCGCATGGCTGGCGATATTGCAGCAAACCAGC